CTGATGGGTACTTTCGGTGCCACGCGCACGGAAGAGAAGAAGGTCGTTGACATCCTCTGCGCGGAATAAGGGAGTAAACGAAAATGGCAGTTGTAGCAGTTAAATCAACCCTTATCACCAATGCAGACGCGACGCCGGTCGTTCTCAATAGCCCCCGTGTAGACGGCGCTTTTGAGCACGTTAAGGTTGCGACGGCTGCCATCACCTCTGGTGATGACATCGCCTCGACCTATCGGATGTTCCGTGTTCCCTCGAACGCGGTAATGACCGACCTGCGTATCTACTCGCCGGACATCGGCACCACGACCATCTCTGACATCGGCCTCTATGCGGCTGATGGCGGCGCGGTTGCTGATGCTGACTTCTTCGCCTCGGCCCTGTCCCTCAAGGATGGCGCGCTTAACGGCGTTGATGTTCTGCATGAGGCTGCGGTCTTCACGATCGCGAACAGCGGCAAGGAGCTCTGGGACGCCCTCGGTCTTACGAGCGATCCGTCGGTGTTCTACGATGTGACGCTCACGCTGACGGGTGCGGCTGACGCAACCGCGACGGTGAAGCTCATCGGTCGTTACACGGCGTAATAAACAGGGGGCGGGTCGGATAACCGGCTCGCTCCCTTTTTACGGAGAAGAACATGGCAGACCGTTTCTACGGAATTGATCGCGGCGAACAAGGCGTTCGCAACGTAACGGAAGGCGCAACCTCTACGGCAACGACTGACGTCGAGGTGCGTGTTGATCTCGCTGCAAATATGCAGAAGATGGAAGTCCTATTGGCCCTTGATACGATCAAGGAAGCCATCCTTCAGGATACTTGGCCGCCGGCTTAATAGCTGCGGGAGACGCCCGTGGCTACGAGTGACGTCGCAATTTCCAACCTCGCGCTCACCAAACTTGGTGACTTGAGGATTACCGCTCTCTCGGACAACACTAAACCTGCCCGAGAGATCAACGCCATCTATGGGATGCTGCGAGACAAGCTGCAGCGTACCTATAACTGGCGTTTCTGCGTTAAGCGTGCGGCGCTGGCTGCAGACGTCGCGACCCCGGTTTTTGACTACGCCTATCAGTACACGGTGCCGAGCGATTGTCTCCGCATCCTGCAGATTAATGCCTACTATCCTGCGCCTGACCTGTCTGACTTGATTAGCAGCGGCGGCCAGGAATATGTGCTCGAGGGCGGCAAGATTCTGACCCGCGGCTCTGGCGTACTGAACCTGCGATACCTTGCTCGAATCGAAGACACGACCCGATACGATCCCGCGTTCGATGATGCGTTTGCATCTCTGATCGCCTACAACGTCTGCGAGGCGCTGACCCAGTCTGACGCCAAGAAGAATGCCGCGCTCCGCGATTACCGCATGGCGCTAATGGATGCAGTTAGGGCCAACGCTATCGAAAACCCACCGGAGTCCTTAGCTGATCAGACCTGGATTACTGTGAGGCTCTAATGCCAAACGCAAATCCGGCCGTCGTCAATTTCAACGGTGGCGAAGTTGGCTCGCTGATGAGCGGGCGCACAGACTTCGAGAAGTACGCATCGAGTGCCCATCGTATGCGGCGGTTCATACCGACCGCGCAGGGGCCGGCCAAGCGTTGCCCCGGCACCAAGTACGTTCTTCAAGCGCGCTATCCCGACAAACGGGTATGGTTGCAGAAGTTTGAGTTTGCTTTTGATCAGGCATACGTCATCGAGTTCGGTGACCAGTATTGCCGCTTCTACACCGATCGTGGCGTCGTCTTAGAAGACCCGCTCGACATCTCGAATATCACGAATGCGAACCCTGGCGTTCTGACCTACGTTGGGGCCGACCCGTCGAATGGCGACTGGATGTATATCACCGCAGTCGCCGGGATGCCGGAAGTCAACGGCCGATACGTCAAGGTGACCAACGTCAACGTCGGAGCAAAGACCTTCGAGCTCTACGACATCGACGGCGGCGTCATCGACACGATCAACTACGGCACTTATGGCGGCAATGGTGATGCGGCCCGTGTTTACACGATCGCCTCGCCTTACGACGTCACAGACTTGTTTACGCCGGAAGGGACATCCGCGCTATCGATTACCCAGTCTGGCGACATTCTCTACATCGGATGCGAGGGTTACGCGCCGCGCACGCTGACTCGAGCAGGGAACACTAGCTGGTCGTTCGCGACCTATGCGCCGACAGATGGCCCGTTCCAGGCGCAAGCCGCGACGACGATGGACTTCACATTGTCTGCCCAAACGGGCTCTGTATCGGTCAGCACCAGCGCGCCGCTATTTGACAACGACTCTGTCGGTATGCTGATCCGTCTGCAGCCCATCAACATTACGACGACGCAATGGGAGCCGGCCAAGTCTATTACGGCAACCGATGTGCGTAAGTCGAGCGGCAAGTATTACGAAGCCGCAAACACGGCCACCACGGGCGCCATCCGACCGATCCACGAAGAGGGACAGGAATACGACGGCAACACGGGCGTACTCTGGCAGTTTCTGCATCCCGGCTACGTCGTGCTCAAGATCACCGCAGTTACCTCGACCCAGCTTGCGACCGCAGACGTCATTGGCCCCGGCGAATATGCGCCGGCAGAGCTCCTCTCAGGCGCCACCTGTAACTACCGAGTCGGCGCTTGGGGCTTTGGCATGGGCGGCTCGTTCCCCTACAAGGTCGCGTTCTGGCGTGATCGTTTGTGGTGGGGAGGCGGCCAGAATGTCTATGCGTCGGTCGCAGGGGACTATGGCTCACAAGCACCGGACACGTTGGGCGAGATTCTTGCTGACAATGCCCTGAATTTGACCCTTGCGGTCGGTAACGTGGACAAGGTGCGCTGGATGCGACCGGGTAACGCGCTCATCGTCGGCACCGCTGGCGCTGAGATTGCGATCCGCGAGAACGTCACGACCGCACCGCTCGGCCCCGAGAACGTCAAGTTTGACCTGCAGTCTGCCGAGGGGTCGATGGAGCTCGAGCCTGTCCTGGTTGAAGATGCCGTGCTCTTCGCCCGTGTCGGTGGCCGTCGCATCATGGAATTGCGGTTCGACATCCAGGCTGACGCATGGGTGCCTCGAGACATGAACGTCCTTTATCCCGAAGTCACGCGCTCGGGAATCATCGACATGGAGTACCAGAAGGAACCGGACGACATCATCTGGTGCGTACTTGGTGACGGCCGTTTGATCGGCCTGACCTACGACCGCGAGCAGAATATCTATGCTTGGCACCAGCATCCGATTGCTGGCACGGACGCCAAGGTCGAGGCCGTTCAGATTATCCCCGGCCCCGCTGGCGACGTTGACGACATCTGGATCGTGGTTTCGCGCACTATTGAGGGCGACGTTCCTTACGAGCTCGCACTTGAGTCTGGCGGCGGCCTATTGACCGAGGGTAGCGATCAGCTTGCTCTTGAGATTGATGTCAACAAGACCCAGCGATTTATTGAATACTTCGCCCAGTCGATTGAAGAGGGCGACGACGTTCAGGGTGCGGTCTATCTTGACGCATCGCTCGAGTTTAACCCGCTTGTCGCGGCTGATCTGTTTTTAAGCCAGGGATACGAAACGGCAGGGTCGACCAATGTGGCCTTTACTGTGACGTCGTCGATTGAAATGGCGAGCGAGGCAGACGAGTTCATTGAGACTGAAGACGATTTCTTGATCGTGGTAAATGACCCAATATTCGTTGCGAGCGACGTCAACCGAGAGATTGCCCACCGCTACTATGACACGACTCAGGAACTCTGGCGCACGGCAAGGGCTCGCATTACATCGTTTGTGGATCAAGAGTCGGTGTTGACGACAATCATCTCCGCGTTCCCTAACGATGACATTGCATTCGATACCTGGCGAATGACTGCGACCTCGCTGCGCGGTCTCTACCACCTCGAGGGCGAGACGGTGGTCGGACTTGTCGACGGCCAGGAAGTTCTTGATCTCACGGTCACGGACGGCACCGTAACTCTGCCGTTCGCGGCCTCCCGTGCAATCATCGGCTATCCATACACCTCGACTCTGGCGACCCAGCGTCTTGAGGCGGGTGCATCGATCGGCACAGCGCAGGCCAAGATCAAGCGAGTACACAAGCTTGGACTTAGGCTTTATGCAACGCTTGGAGGAAAGGTTGGGCCGACCGCAAACAATTTAGACTACATCCAGTACCGTACCCTAAGTGATTACATGAACGAGGTGCCGCCGCTACTTACTGGCGATACCGACGTTTTTGCGTTCCCGAGCGGCTATGAGACGGATGGCAGGATTTGGGTGGTTGCGGATCAGCCGCTCCCAATGACTGTGGTGGCGCTGTATCCAGAGCTTGAGACCGCGGGCTAATGCTCGAGGTGGCAAAGTTCAAACCGGCCGATCTCGACGAACTGAGACTGCAGCCGGCACAAGAGTATCTGGCGGCGTTTGTAGAACGGCCGGGATACGGGCAGGAGCTGGTTGATGCCGGCCCCTGCTACACCGGGCGGTATCACGGGAAGATCGTGATATGCGCCGGGGTGGTGAATTTGTGGCAGGGGCGTGGCTCTGCTTGGGCGCTGCTGGCGGGAGACGCCGGCAAGTGCATGAGGCAGATACACCGAGAGGTCGAGAGGTTTTTGGATGGCTGCGGGATTCGCAGAGTTGAGGCTTATGTGCACCCAGACTTTGAGCCCGGTCACAGATGGGCGAGAATGCTGGGGTTTGAGCGAGAAGGACTGATGAGAGCATTTCAGCGTGGCGCTGATATGTATATGTACTCGAGGATTCGATAATGGCAGACCCAGTAACGATTGCGATTATTGCCGGCGCCGCTTCCGCAGCATCGTCTCTTATGGCGACAGGTCAGCAGCGCGCCGTAATGGGCGCAGAGGCTAGAGTCAAAGAAGTTGAGGCTGGCGTAGCGCGTACCCAAGCAGGCTTGGAATCTGAGGCGCTTGCTCGCGAACAGCGCCGTCAGTTTGGCGAATTGCGAGCGGCGGGCGCACAGGCTGGTTTAACGGAGTCCGTTACGTTTGGCGATGTTTATAAACAGGCTGCAACAGCCGCAGAACTTGATGCCTTGTCATTGGCATACCAAGGCGAGACTCAGGCGCAAGGGCTTCTTACAGAAGCTCGCATCACTCGAGCCGCTCGCCCATCTTGGGCTCAGGGAATCCTCCAGGCTGGTGCTGCAGGGCTTGGTGGTTATGCCGGCGCCGGCGGCACATTTCCCGCGCCGAAAACGCGAACACCAACTGCTAGCGCGCCAGCTCCGAAGCGCGTGCCATCGACGATGACTACAGTCTCTCCGCGTCGAGCAGGTCTGATTCCGAGGTGATATATGGCAAAGCTTGAGTTTTACCGTCAGCAAGTTGTTCCGCGTATAGCGACTCCAAGTACGCGCGGACTTGCTGCTGTCGGCGCTCAGGCAGCGGAAACCGCGGAAGCTGTGGCGCGTGGCGCTACAGCACTCGGAAGGTTGACTGCTGATCTCGATCAGCTTCGCGTTGAAGATGCTTACAATCAGCTCCGCGATTTGCAAACAGATTTGATGATGAATCCAGAGACTGGCTTTTCATCTAAAAAAGCCGCTGATGCTGTTGCTCCAGACTTCATATCGAAATACTCAAGCGACTTTGAAAAGGCTATCGAGCAGGTCGCTGGCGGCCTTCCTAATGACCGGCAAAAAGATATATTTCGTCGCCGCGCGCAGATGGCAAAAGCAGAATATGATGACTCGTTGATGCGCCATGTATTGCGCGAGACGGATCAGTATCGCGACAACGTATACAGAGGCGCTGTAGCTACGGAAACCAACACGGCCGCGCTTAATTGGCGCGACCAGGTAAAGGTCAATGACTCGATCGCCAGAGTCGCTGCTAATACAGCCATGTGGGCAGATCGGAATGGAATAACCGGCGATGCGTTAATAGCGGCGCAGATGGACAATGTGGCTGCTATCCATTCTGCCGTGGTCAATTCGGCACTTGACAACGGAGATGTCAGATATGCCGCGCAGTATTTAGATGCAAACAGGAAAACGATTCGTGCCGATAAGCTTGTTGAGCTTGAGGGAAAAGTCACCACGGAAACAGATGTCCGTGCTTCAGCCCGTATTGCTGACGATGTAATTGCCTCATTCCGTGGGCGTATTCCGACCGAAACTGAAGTACGTCAAGCGGTGCGCGACAGGGCCGGAGACAACGTCGCTGTGCGCGATGACGCGACATCAGAAGCTTTGCAGCAGCTTGGGTCGATGCAACGCGATCAGCAACGCCGAGAAGATGACTTGCTTGGCAATGTTTATCGTCAGCTTGAAGCGAACGGTGGTAACTACAATGCGCTGCCAGCGTCTTTGCGGGCCGCGATCCCTGGCGAAAAGATTGGCACGGTTCGTAACTTTGCGGATAGCCTTAGAAGTGGCAAGCGTGTTGAGACTGACTGGGATACCTATTACAAGCTCCGCACAAACCCACAGATTCTTGGGAAAACTAATTTGATTGCGCTAAAGCCCGTGCTTGATGAGCCGGAGTTCCGCGAGCTTGTCTCTCTACAGGCAAAGGCGAATGAGCAGCCGGATGTTGCACAAACTGAAGTGCAAACGACCAAGCAACGTATGGATATGCGTCTTGCTGAAATTGGGGTCGATCCGACTCCAAAGGAGGGATCAAAATCCGCAAAACGAGTTGCTAAAGCATGGTCAACGCTTGACGCAAACATTGTGGCGCGAGAGGCGTCTCTAGGTCGCAAACTTACTCCAGAAGAGCGTAGTGGAGAAATTGATCGTTTGTTTGCTAATACTGAAGTTCGCGGTTCGTTGTTTGGTACAAACTCGGTGGCATTGTTTGAGTTGGAGCCTGGCGAAGAGATCGTGACTATTGAAATTCCGGCTTTTGATCGCCGTCAAATTGAACGCGCATTGCGGGCTACAGGGAAGCCGGTAACTGAAGAGAATATCCAGTTCTATTTCAAGAAAGCGCAGGGGCTTATTAAGTGACCGACTATCGGCAGCTCGTCGAGGATGAGAATCCTTACCTCGATATTTTGCGGCAGGAGCAAAAGTTACAGCTCCGCAATTCTATGTATGGTGCCGCGTCCACTGAGCCAGATGTCGAGGCCGAATTCCGCAAACTTGCCCAGCGCGCAAATGTCCCAATCGAAACTGTTAGGGCTGACCGCAAAGAGATTGAGCGGCAGACCACTATTGGCAGTATTGATTACGACAACCTAATCAAAAATAGCCCGGTTACTTCTAACTTCCTTGCGGCACAGGCAGACGTTGCTCGAGACGATGTCAGCGTGCTTGAGCGTATTGAGAAAACCTTTACTGCTGGCGCGCAGGGTTGGAAGCAGGGCTCAATTCAAGATCAGGTTAGCCCGTACAACTGGAAAGCTATTACCGGCGTCATTAGCCCGTCAGAACAGGCCGAACGGCAAAAACTTTTGAATGAGCTAGGCGCGCTCGCCAATATGGAAGAGCGGCAAGACAATCCGTTCGCGTGGTTCCTTGGGCAGACCGGGTACACGGGCCGCCAGCTTGTGAGTTCCATCCGAGAGGGTGGAAAGGGCGCGGTGGTTGGTGGTGCTGGAGCTGCGACTGCTGCGGCGGTTGCCGGTACGGTGTTGGCCCCGGTGTTGCCGGAAGAGGCGGTGACCGTTCCCGGTGCTTTCTTCTTTGGTGCGCGCGCTGGCTATATCACGGCAACGACGGTCTACAACTACAAGGAAGAGGCCGGTTTTGCGTTTGCTGAGTACGAGAATATCCGCGACGTTAACGGTCAGCCTCTTGACCCTGCCGTTGCTCGAGGTGCTGCCGCGGCAGCGGGCTTGCTTAATGCCGGCCTTGAGACGGTTGGTGATCTTGCGCTTGCCAAGCTTATTCCCGGCCTTGACAAGATTCTTGGTGCTGGATCGCGCGAGGCGGTCAAGACTCTGTTAGCGCGACCGACATTCCGCAATGCAATCGCACAGGCCGGGAAGAAGTGGTTGCAGTCTGCGACGATTGAGGGCGTCACCGAGTCGTTGCAAGAGCTCGGCGTCATCATTGGTCGCGAACTCGCGCAGGGCGTGAGCGGACAGGAGTTTGCACCGGATGAGGCGGGAACTGACGTTGAGCGCATCATTGAGTCTGGTGTAGCGGGCTTTGCCGGCGGGGCCGGTGTCGGTATACCGGGTGCGGCGATCTCAACGGTTAGCAATATCCGTGAGGTACGCAAGGCCAATCAGACCGCTGAGTTCATGGAATCGCTCGGTGATACGGCGCGATCCTCAAAACTGCGCGAGCGGTTACCGGAAGTGTTCCAAGACTTTGTGGCCCGCGCCCGTGAGCAGGGGCCGGTCGAGAATGTCTATATTCCGGCCGATCAGTTTACTCAATACTGGCAAAGCCAGAATGCGGATGCCGCGCAGGTAGCGGCAGAGGTTGGCGCGACCAACTATGCCGAGGCTGTAGCGACTGGCACCGACGTCATCATCCCGATTGAGAACTACGCGACCCGGCTGGCTCCGACTGAGCACCATGTGGCGCTGACGAGGGATGTGCGCCTTTTCCAGGGCGACCTGACGATGCGTGAGGTTGAGGCGCTTGAGAGCCGTCGCAAGGAGATCGAGGCCGAGATTCAGCAGCTCATGGAAACGGAAGGCCCGCCCGCCGAGGCTCCGACCATTGAGCAAATCAAGCAGGACGTCCTAGGACAGCTTATGGGGCGGTTTGACAGGCAGACTGCTGACAACTACGCCACCCTATACTCGCGGGCTATAAACAGTCTGGCGCAGCGCGCTGGGCTTGATCCCATGCAGTTGCATGAGCAGTACGGACTGCAGGTCGTTATCCCGTTGCCGGATGTTCTGCAAGCCAAGGCGGGGATAGATACCGTCCTTGACCCGCTGATCGACCGTCTGCGGGCTGGGGAAATTCCAACCGCTAAAGAGATGTTCGGCAAGTCGCTGACCCAGTTTCTGCGGGAGCGCGGTGGGTTGCAGGATTTGGGGGGCGAGCTCTCGGCGCGTGACGCAAAGCTCTGGGATCGCGACAACCGCAAGCCGGGCGAGAGGGCGCTGGTATCTGACAATGGCATGACTTATGACCAGGCCCGAGAGATTGCGCTTGAGGCCGGCTACGACGTTGGCGATACCGAGGTCACCTTTTTGGAGGCGCTCGATCTCGAGTTCCGTGGGCAGCCGGTGTATCAGCCTGGGAAAGAGCGCGGCAGTCTGCAGGAGTTGGCTGATGCGCTGATGGGGCTCGAGGAGTTCCTCGGGCAGCAGGGCATCGACATTCAGACAACCGACAACGCAACGATCAAGGCGCTGATTAGAAAAGCCTCGGAAGGCATGGAAACGCCGGCGATGCAGTTTGAGCAACGCAAGGCGAAAGAGCCGGATTCAAATGTTCAGCTTCCAGACGCCGCTACGGAAACGACTGCGATAGATATTCGCAATGGGCCGCAACTCACCGGCAATCAACGGATGGACATCCGGCAGGTCGGGGCGTTTTTCGACCGCATCACCGGCAAGCGTGACTGGAGCGATCCGGCAGAACAGCAGCGGGCGATTGCTCAGTTGGTGGCAGAACTCCGATACCAGATGGGTCAGGCGAAATCTGGTTTGGATTGGTACGAGGAAGACATCCAGTCTGCATTCTCAATTACGCAGCGGATTATTCCTTCACTTGAAAGCGAAACAAAGCGGCAACTGTTTTCGGTCATGGCCGCGATCTTGTCCCCCGGCACACTTGCCAATTTGAACTGGCAAATTACGGCCGAGGCATTTGAGCACTACGAAAAGACTGGAACCATCCCAGGGAAAAACCCGAAAAACGGGAAACTGTGGGCTGGCGGTCTTCGATCTGCAAACAAGAAAAAGCAGCTCGATATGCTCAATGCAATGGTCAAAGACATCGGAGAAGAAAAGACCGTCGAATGGCTTTTCTCCGAGCATACCGTTAAAGAGCTAAACGAAGCTCGAAAGAAGTGGGGCAATCTTGGCCCCGGCGTAGATGGCAAGGCCGACGATATGAAGCTCGGCCTGTTTGCGTTCGGCCCGAAGGTTGGCCCGTTTGTCGCAAACATTAACGGCATCTACGAGCTGACGATCGATATGTGGGCCACCCGTACCTTTAATCGGTACTTTGGACAAATGCTCGATGAGGGTGGTACTATTGTTGACGCTCCGACAGAGCCACAGCGTCGGGTGATTAAGGAGATATTCAATGCGGCAGCAGAACAAGTCGGGATTAAGCCGTACCAAGCCCAGTCCGTCATCTGGTTCTTTGAGCAACAACTCTTCAACCACCTCGGCACCGGAACGCAAAGCTATGGATTCAGCGATGGAGCCCGTCGTTTCGCAGGAGCAGGAGGCGTACCGGCGGCTGGCGTCGGTGCTGAAGGAGCGCCGGGAACTTTCTTCCAGGCAGTCGCCCCAGATGAAAAGCGCGGCTACATCCAGTTCGGCGCAGACCGTCGCGTAAAGATTGGTCTTTTAGAGAAGGCTGACCTTTCTACCTTTATCCACGAAACCGGCCACTTCTATCTTGAAGTGTTGCTGGATTTGGCCGACAGGCCGGACGCTAGCCCGCAGATTAAGGCAGACGCTGAAACCTTGATGAAGTGGTTTGGCGTCAAGTCTCGCGCAGAGATCGGCGTCAAACAGCATGAGCAGTTTGCTCGGGCGAACGAAGCCTACCTGATGGAAGGCAAGGCGCCGAGCACGGCGCTGCGCTCCATTTTCCAGCGTGTTCGCGCATGGATGACGCTGGTCTATAACACCCTGACCAATCTCAACGTCAGAATGAATGACGATGTTCGTGGCGTGTTTGACCGCATCTATGCAACGGACGCTGAGATTGAGGCTGCTAACGCCGAGCTCGATGTGCAGTCTGTCTTTGCCACGGCAGAAGATGCCGGCATGACAGAGGCCGAGTTTGAAGCGTACAAGCGAGCGGCAGAGGCTGCGGTAGGGAAAGCGAAAGAGACGGTGCAGAACCAGCTCATGCGCGAGTACCAACGCGAGCGTGAGAAGTGGTGGAAGGAGCGCCGCAAGGAAGTAATGGCCGAGGTGACCGCAGAGGTCGATGCCTCGCTTCCGTACCGTGCTGCAGCAATCCTAATCGAAGGCAAAATGCCGAATGGCGTTCCGATCAAGCTTTCGCGCAAGCTGGTGGAAAACCGTTTTGGCGCTGAGTACTTGAAGCGGATGCCGCGTGGGCTCCGCAAAATTTTCTCAAAGGATGAAGGCACCAGTCTTGAGGTTGCGGCAGAGATGCTCGGCTTTGAGAGCGGCACCGAACTGATGACGGCGCTGATCAACCTCCGACCTCGCAAGGAATTTATCGAGGCCGAGACTGCAAGCCGGATGTCGGCGCAGTACGGTGATATGCGGATAGATGGTTCGATCGCTGATGAGGCGATGGCGGCTGTGCATAACAGTCAGCGGGCCAAAGTTATTGAGACGGAACTGCTGGCAATCCGTAGGCTGCAGCGACAGGTTGGCATGATCCGTGCGGCAGAGCGTCGCGGCGAGCGCATGGAAGCGCAAATGGGGATGGAGATGATCTCGGCGGCGATTGCCGATCCTGGCTCATTCCGTCGAGTGGCGGCTGGCCGTATTGGTCAGATGCAAGCCCGAGACATTCGGCCGAATCAATACTTGCTCGCAGAGCGCCGCGCATCGAAGGCTGCGTTTGACGCAATCCGTCGCAAGGATTACCAGCGGGCCGCTATTGAAAAGCAGCGCGAACTACTGAATCACTATATGTATTTGGAGGCGCGTCAGGCATCGAAAGAGCTCGACACGATCTACAACTACGCGAACAAGTTTGATAAGAAATCTACCCGCGAACGCCTCGCCAAGGTCGGCGGCGGCTATCTCGACCAGATTGATTCCATTCTGGAGAAGTACGAGTTCCGCAAGGTTCCACGCGCAATCCTGACTCGCCGTCAGTCGCTATTGGATTTTGCCGAGCAGCAAGCCCAGCTCGGCCTGATCGTCAACGTACCGGATCAGCTGCTCGACGACGCTAAGTTAGTCAATTACAAGAATGCCTCAGTCGATGAATTGCGGGCGGTCTACGACACCGTGCGTAACATTGAGCACCTTGCTCGGATGAAGGACAAGCTTCTGCGGAAGGCTGCTGCAATTGAGTTCCAGTCAGTTAAGGATGAGCTCATTGCGGCGGCGAATTCTTCTGATCGATTGAGGTCTACCGGCGAGCTCGGTATTCCGAATACAGTCGGTGAGCCGCTGAAGGCACGAGGAGCCCGCGCGTGGCGTAATTTTGATGCTGCGCTGATCAAGGTCGAGCAGATGATCGAATGGCTCGATGGCGGCAAGATCGAAGGCCCGTGGGCTCGATACATATTCGACCTGGCTAACGACGCGCAGACGAAAGAGTACGAGCTCCACGCGATGGTCACGAAGAAAATTCAAGACCTTACCGAAGCGTTGCCGGCTGATTGGAAGAACACGCTTGAGGATCGGTTCGATGTGACGCTGCTTGGTGTTGATGGGCCGGTCACGCGATACACGTTGATCTCGATGGCGCTCAATGTCGGCAATAACAGCAACTATCAACGCCTATTAGACGGTTACGGTTGGAGCGACGCGACAATCAATGCTGCGTTGCAAAACCTGACGAAGGCCGATTGGGATTATGTGCAGGGCATCTGGGATACGGTTAATTCCCTTTGGCCTGAAATCAAGGCGCTCGAGGAGCGTACCTCTGGCGTGGCTCCTCCGAAGGTTGAGGCGCGTGTGGTGCAGACGGCGTTTGGCGACTATGCCGGCGGCTACTTCCCGCTAGCGTATGACCCGAAGCTTTCGGCCGTTGGCGATAAACAGGTTGAGGCGGTCGAATCTGTCGGGCAGTTCATGGCAAATGCATATGGTCGCGCACGGACAGATCGCGGCTACACCAAGCAGCGTGTCGAAAATCTGAAGGCGGCTGTGCGCCTTGACTACGAGCAGGTACTGACCAGCCACCTCTCGAAGGTCATTAAAGACATTTCGCACCGCGAGGCTATCTTCTCGCTCAACAAGCTTCTCAAGGATGAGGAGATCAAGGAAGTAATGATCGACAAGTTGGGCGAGGCGCGTTATCGGGAGTTCAACAAATGGATGCAGGTGCTGGTTTCTGACCGTGCCGATACGCTCCATTCTGGCAATGTGATTTCTCGAGCGATCATGCAGTTCCGCACAAACATGGCGATTGTGACGATGGGCTGGAAGATTACGACCATGATGGCCCAGTTCGCCGGCATCGGCCCTGCGCTCGATTTGGTGAAGCCACGGTTCTTTACCCAGGCATTGATTGATTACAACAGATTCGGGCCGTTCTCAACTCACCGTGAAACGCTTGAGCAGTTCGTTTACGAGCGATCCGGTGAGATGAGGTTCCGTACCGACACGATTGATCGCGATGTGCGAGACAACCTGCGGAAGTTGCGTGGCGAAAACGGCCCCCTTGCGACGATCCGAAAGTCTGCGTTCTTCCTTACCGCGATGGCTGATCGGCAGGTCACAATCCCGACCTGGCTTGGGGCATACCGTCAGGCTCTTGCCGAAGGGCTGAATGAGGAAGACGCAATCCGTGCCGGCGACCGGGCGGTGCGTCTGTCGCAGGGCGCGGCTGGTACTAAAGACCTCGCCGCGGTGCAGCGCGATAACGAGTTGATGAAATTGCTCACGATGTACTACACCCCATTCTCAGTACTTTATGCGCGTCTGCGGGATGTGGCCGGTACGACCCGAAAGGTGAAGGATATGCCTAGGGCGGTCGCCCGTATGCTGGCGCTTGTCATCATGCCAGCGGTAATGGGCGAAATCCTGGCGGGCCGAGGGCCGGAGGAAGATGAGGATGAAGTTTGGTGGGCGATTAGAAAGATGTTGCTCTATCCGCTCGCGACAATCCCGATCCTGAAGGAGGGTGCCGGGATGATCGAAGCCTCTATGATAAAATTAAGTGGTGAGGGTGAGATGAAGTACCAGCCAAACTGGAGACTGTCTCCGGTGGCTGGAGCAATAGAGCAAGTTGCGCGGACGACGTTCGTTGCGGTTCCAGACGTTGTTACCGGGAACAAAGAGTTCAACGATGTCGCGTGGGATTTGCTGGATGCCAGCGGTTACATTTTCGGCCTTCCGACACGGCAGATTAGGATTAGTGGCGAATACACAATGGACGTTTTGAACGACGAGGCCAACCCAGAGTCCCCGCAACAGGCCATGTATGAGCTGCTTTATGGCTCCCCGAAAGAGTAATAGGCCGTGGCTGGGATACGTTTTGCGCTCGCCGTCAGAAACTGTAGAATGAGGATTGACATATGACAGTTTCATCGACCACAACCAAGGCCCAGTACAGCGGCAACGGTGTGACCACCGTCTTTGCCGTACCTTTCTATTTCCTGCTGAACGCCGATCTCTTGGTCATCCTGCGCTCGTCGGGTGGGGTTGAGACGACCCAGCTCCTCGGCACCAACTACACGGTGACCGGGGCGGGGAACGAGGCTGGCGGTTCGGTCACGATGATTGTGGCCCCACCGGCCGGCACGACCCTGACCATCCTGCGTAACGCGCCGGCGACCCAAGTAACCGACCTGCTGCCGAATGATCGGCTCCCAGCCGAGTCGCTTGAGAACGCACTCGACAAGGCAACGATGCTGATACAGCAGCTCGAGGAAGAGGCGGGTCGATCGCTGAAGTATCCGGCTACAGACGCCTCTGTCTTGTCGCAGATTCCGACCGTCTCTACTCGAGCAAACAAGTTCCTGTCGTTTGACGCGAACGGTCAGCCGACTACGACGGTTGGGGTAGATTCCTCGCTTGATGTGTTCATCCAGGCAGGTGCCGGCGCCGTGCCTCGCAGCGTGACCTCGAAGTTGCGCGATGTGGTGAGCGTTAAAGATTTCGGCGCAGTTGGCGATTTTATAGCGGATGATACTGCCGCGATTCAGGCTGCTGTTAACCAATTGGCCTATGGTCAATCGCTGTACTTCCCGAAAGGATCGTACAGAATTACCAGCGCAATCACGATCCCTGCCGGCCTGGCGTTCAGTTTTTATGGCGACGGATCGCGCGCGAGTAACGTGTATCAGGTTACGCCGGGACAAAGCGGCTTCGTATCTGCCAACAACCCACCGACCACTTCTGCGAATTGGTGCCAAATTAGGGATATGGCAATCCTCGGCAACAACGGAGATGGCTGGGGCTTTGACATGAACGGCATGAGCCGCGCCAACTACATCAACGTGGTGTTTGAAGGCTGGGGCTTTAGCAGCAAAACTAAAGGCTGTGTGCGCATCCGCGCTTCCATCATTGTTGTATTTACGAATTGCGTATTCAATGCCTCGAATTACGGCATCTACAACGAAGAGACCATCATCACCAATTGGAACGGCGGTGGTTGCTTTGGCTGCACTTTTGAAGTGTTGTTTGCCCCTGCCATAGAAGGCAACTATCTAAATGGTTTGTCATTTGTCGGCAACACGATAGAGTCGTGCTACGCGGGCGGCATTCGAGTAAACATTGGCGGCGGTGCGTTAGCCATTCATGGAAACTATTTTGAAGAAAACACGACTGCCGGCGGCGCCGGAACATATTACGATATTTATATTGGATCAAGCTCCTACATTAAAGGCGTAGACATTCGAGGAAATTACTTTAACGGAAAGACCGCAGGAGCGACTGAAGACTATGTGCCGATTCGCGTCAAGTATGCTTATGGCTTGACGATTGATGCAAATAATTTGAACGCATCGCCAACCGGCCAGCTTCTTAAATTTGATAACAGCGCAAATGTTTCGCAAGTTTATTTAGGATCAATTGGATTTAATTTAGGCGGTTATAGCGAAACAGACACCTTTGCCAATAAGCCGACCAATTTTTATCTGTCTGGCGCCAACACAAACATTTTCAATCAAATTATCAACTTTCAGCCGACGATAGTTCGATCAGTCAATGTCCCCGTATCGTTGGGAGTGTTTACCACCTCTGTTGCTGGAACCGGGTCAGTTACCGCTCAAGGCATCGGCACGCTGTTGAACACCGGCGCTACCGCAAGCAGCACCGCATTTGCATCAACGGCCAGCATGGCTTTAAGCATTGGCAACGGCCAAACCTTTATGGATTGGACGAAGACTTTTGTTGCCGATTTTTACATCAGCAATATCAACACCGGAACTGCAAACGGCAAGACTTGGATTTTAATGTCCAAAGTTGGAGCGGTCGGCGATCCGACTGACAATGCCGTCGGGTTCAGAATCGATGGAAACGCCCTCAAGGGAATTGTTTGCAACAGCTTTGGAACCCCTGTTGTCGTTAACTTAAACACTACCATCAGCAGCACGATCCTTCACTTATTGCGAGTTACTAGCACTAACGGAACCAACTGGGATTGGTATTATGACGGAACGCTGGTGGGCTCTGCATTTCTGGTTGTGTCTGGTCAGACCGAAGTTGGTTTAGCTCTAGCCGTTGCTAATAACGCCGACACGGCGCAACAGCGCGTTGGCATATTCGGTTGTGATATCCGCATGGGTCAATGATAGGAATAAATCGTGGACGCATCGAACTTGTTAGAAGTTAGACATCAACGAAACCAGTTGCTTTTGCAAAGCGATTGGACGCAAATCGCGGATAGCCCGTTGTCTGCTGAAAGCAAAGCGGCTTGGGCTGCATATCGGCAAAAATTGCGCGATCTGCCGCATAACATTCCGGCTAATGTAGAGCATTGGTTTGACGTTGTATTTCCGGCTAACCCCTAAAACAGGAAATTGAATCATGGCCGATAAAAAGATTTCACAACTTACTGGCGCCAGCACCCCGCTTGCGGGTACTGAAGTGCTGCCAATTGTTCAAAGCGGCGCAACGGTAAAGGTTGCAAATAATGATTTGAGACCAAAACAAATTCAGTCAAATGCAACTAGCGGAGTGCTTCAAGTTGCTGGGCCTGCAGCAGCGGCTACCCGCGTAATGACAGTTCCTGATGCCAACTTTACGGCGGCGAGAACCGACGCTGCCCAATCGTTTACGGGCGCACAGACTTTTGCTTCAACAATCAGCGTCGGCAACGCCACGCCATCCGCATCTGGCGCGGGCGTCACCTTTCCCGCCACGCAGTCGGCCAGCACAAATGCGAATACGCTGGATGATTACGAAGAAGGGAGTTGGACAGTCGGAATTGCGTTCGGAGGCGCGTCGACTGGAATTACTTATTCAAATACAACAGACCAAAGCAAATACGTCAGAATTGGACGACAAGTAACGTGTGTTGGTTATGTTGCACTAACGAGCAAAGGTTCATCAACGGGCACCGCAACAATTACTGGACTGCCGTTTACAGTTGCGGCAGACGAACCTAATTTTGGCGGTATTGCCATAGCTTACTTTTCAAACATTACCTTTGCGGATTTTATGATGGGCAGAACGGTGGCAGGAGCAACATCGATAGCTCTTGCAGAAGTAACAAATGCTGGAGTAGACAGCAACATTACCAATGCAGATTTTGCAAACGATAGCTTCATGCGATTTACCCTAACATATTTTATTTAATTATCTGCATCAGACGGTGCAGACGGACAGTCCTACCATAGGAGATAAACATGGCTAGTTTTCAAGAACGAGTTTTTGTGAGTGAGTTTAACATTCACTCCGACGGGAAAATTGGGGTTCGCAAAACCACCGAAGTTCTCAAGGACGGCGCAGTCATTTCGCAGAATTATTGGCGCTGCGTGCTTGACCCGAATGATCCAAAAGCTGATGAAGTGCTTGGCGCAGAGCCGTACTACCTTGGCCTTGCAAAAAACGCATGGGACTCGCTTTCGCCTAAGCCAGGTCTTCCTTCCTGAGCTGGGCGATCGTCCTGACCATGCCCTCGAGGTGCATGATTCGCAGCTCTTCTTTTGAAAAGCCTGAGCCTGTGGCCTGACCGTCTACATGGGCGTGGCATGAGCTGCAGCCCCAGGCGCCTAGCAGATCGTCAGACTTCATGCCCATGCCGCTGACCCCGGCTAGGCGAACGTGGCAGAGCACGACCGTCTCGCTGTTATGGTTGCAGACTCCTGGGATGCGGATCATGCAGCCTCGCCCCTTGGCCGCCTTGCGTAGGTTCATGCGTAGCAGGCCGGCGTCAGCTCTGGCCGGTGCGTAGCGAATCCCTCAACGGATGTCTGCTGCCGGGTGCGGAAGAAGTCGCCGTGCTCGGGGTATGCCTTGGCAAAGCGACGAGCGTAAAAGGCCGTGTAGTTGTTGTTCAGTTTGAACGAGGTGATGCCGTCGCCGCCGACGCTATCCTTCTCCCATCGGATGCGCTCGAAGATCGCCTTTGCGGAATAGTTCCGGTAACCACGATCGATCATCTGGAATGTGAACTTAACGAACAACTGCCAGACCTCGGGGTGCCGCTTGTGGAAGTCGGTCACCTGCTGGCGCATCTCTTCCTGTCTATTCATATGATGGCTCCGGTATCACGATCCCGAGCTCTGCCGCCTTGCGCGACAGAAACTCAAGATACTCGGTGAACTCCTCTCGGCTGAGACCGCTCGATCCTCGGAACGGCCGGCAGTAGGTACGGCCGCCAACCTCGAGCGTTTCCTCTCCGAAGTGTTGCATCAAGAAAAACTGGTGTAGGTCTTCCCTCTCCCATCCGTCCAGCATCCCGTTCGAGCCCTCGAGGAAGCAGGGATACACAACGCCCCAGAGGTAAGCGTTAGCCTGGTTGCTGCGCTTGGGTTTGAACTCCTCGACGCTGACCTTCCAGCTCTTCTTGAAGTCGAGGCCGCGCACCAAGACCGAGACCGCTTGCGCGATCTGGTCTGGTGGTGTGCCTTTGGGAAATATGCGGTTCATCAAAACGGCACGGCATCGTCTTTGAAGTCGGCCGTCGCCCAGTTGTCCTCGGTCACTTGCGGCTGCTGTTGTCTGGTCGGCTGCCCAGCGCGGCTCAGTCTGCCCTCCCCCTTCTTCTCAAACGAAAGGCTCAGGTATTCGTCGCCTGACTTCTTGCTCTTCTTGACCCAGACGCTGATGTTGTAATCAACGCTCTCGATCACGGCGCTGCCGCGGTAGTCGGGTCTGCGATCGTTACCTTGCTTGTCGTTCGGGAAGAGGACGCCTTTCATATTCGGATCGTATTGCACAGTCACAGTCTCATCTCCTTCAGCTTTTTGAGCTTCTCGTTTAATTCGCCCAGGAATCGTTCGACCTCGCCGGTGATCTCGAGGATCATCTGCTGGTTGCGCGGCTCCTCGATGATGAGCAGTCGCAGGTGCTCGGGCAGTCGCGGGTCGTAACCTACGAAGTGAGCCATGTCGCGGCCGGTGACCGCTAATTGCCATTGAATCTGTAATCGGTAGCGGGTCGGTATCTCGCGGCTCTCGATCCACTCCACCATCGTCTGGCTGTTCGGGCATTTGATCTCGATGATCGTATCGGTGCCGACAAGCCCGTCAGGACTAGCGCCGGCCTCAAGCGTTGGGTGCCGGATGAATCCGATCTCCTCGACGATGGTGCCGGTGCGCGCGGCGTAGGCTGCTCTCGCCTCGCCTTCCTTCTCGCGGCCCCAGTCCATTGCAGAGTTGGAATAGGTCTGCATCGGCTCGCCGGTCAGGCGCTCGGTGATGAGCGCCATCATGTAGCTTTGCCTAGTTGCCGAGAACCCGCCGCGGGTACGGGCCATGACATCTGCGATACGGCTCGCGGTGACGAGCCCCAGCCGCTGCAGTTTCCACTCGAGAGTGCCTTGGGCAATCATTGCAGTTCTCTCTTGCGGGCCGAGAATGCGGAACTCGCGGAGGCCCGGGCCGCCTCTGGGAGCGATTGGAATAACTTGGTCAGCTCATCGATCGTCTTGCAGTTGCTGATCTTCTCAGCGAGCGCGATGTCGAATCCTTCCTTCTTGCCGCGGCCCTGTGCTGCCTCGGCATCGTCATCGATCTGGGCGAGGCCGACGATCGCGGCGAGCGCGTAGCGACGAGCGTAGGTAATTCCGGAGCCCTGTGCCTGGGGGCTGTCGTCCTTGGTGAGAATCGGTGTGATGGACTTGATCCACTCCCCACTCGAGTGAGCGAGGGTCGTAATCAGCACCGGCTTGTCGGCAATGATGTCGGTCGTCTGGATCACGGCGAGGCCATTGGCCGAGAGCTGCTGCCGGCAAGCGTCCCAGCAGGACGCGAGGTCGGCGTACTTGGACTTGAAAAAAGGATTACTTGAATCCTTGAGCGCGCCGGTGATGTCGCCCTGCGCCTTTGAGAGTGCGGCCGCGAGTGCGGCGATTGAATCAGACTGCATGAGTGTTCTCCTGTTCTGCCATGTAATTTTCGATTGCGTTGTTGCAAGCCTCGATGCGCTCTTCCTCTTCTCGTTCCTGCATCTCGGCGTCTAACTGCTGCCACCAGGTATCGTCATCGTTCCAAGGATCATCGTGCATAGCTGGCTGCCTCCTCTTCCGGTGTGCAGCCGCCGTCGCCGCACGGGTCAAGTGCGGCAACGAGCAGATAAAGCAGGACGATGATGGTGACCTGGGGCCACGCTGAGTACTTCTTCACAGTTGCTCTCCTTCTTCTGAAAACGGCGTCGTTGCGTATCGGACGCCCTCGATGTATCCGTCCATGCTGCCGAGCTGATAGATATAGCGCAGCAGCGCCTCGACGTTCTCGGGGGTCACGATCGACTTGCCTGTGCGGCAGTCTTCGATGACTCGCTCGAGCTCGATGTTCTTCACCTTCATACGGCCTCCCGCGCAATGCGCGCAGCTTCACGAAACTGGACATACTCGCTGGTAGCTTCGTCATCGATCCGGTCGGGTTCGGAGATGAGTTGCTGGACAAAACAATCCATGCACCAATCGTCACAGGCGGCTGGTTTGGAATCGCATGAATTGCAGGTAAGGATGTAACCGGTGCAATGCTTGCAAACGAAACAAGGAATTTCGTCGCCCCACCAGTTCGCCGTGAATCCTTCTTCAGCGATCTCGCCAAATTTGTTGCAGGTGCTGCAATGGGCGAGTCCGTCTACGCGGACGCGGTCTTCGTACTGGTATGTTTTTGCGATGCGGCTCATGGTTGCTCCTATCTGTGGAGTGAGGGGCGGCTTACGCCGCCACCTCGTTGAAGTGTTTGATGGCCCAATCTTTTGCGATTGCAACGCGGTTTTGGCGGCGCTTGCGCGGGGCCATCATCGTCGTGAACAACTGACGACCAGACGCGGCATCGACGACCATGCTGTCGCCGCTAACCGTAAAGATGCGGGCGACCAATTGGCCGTTGACTTCGATGCCCCATGTTGCCGGTACGCGCTCATGGGCGCCGCTACGCATCGTGGGGGCCAAACCGCCGCTGCTCACCTTGATGATTTTGGTCATGTCATTGCTCCTGTCTGTGGATGCGTTGTGTCTGTCAACAGTTGTGATCTTAGACCCGTGCAAAAGCCATGTCAACACTTGTAACAAAAAAAGATTTAAGGCACGATGTCAATCGTTTACAGGAGGCTTCATGGACATCGATGAATTGATCAAGAAATACGGCAACCAGAGCGAGGTGGCCCGCCACTTTGGTGTGACCCGCGCTTACGTTTCCAGGTGGGTCAAGTCTGGGAAGGTGCCGGAGCGGTTCGCCCTGCGTGAGCTGGCTGGCGAGGTCGTGCAGGAGCTGGAGTCTGGCGAACAGAACCGCAGCACCCAGCGCCTAATCCGTAAGATCAAGGACGGACTGCGCCCTCAACCGGACACAGAAGGCTTATGAGCCGATTTAACGTCAAGGCAATGGCAGGATAGCGGGTATGTCCTCGTCGGCTGTAATGCAGCCGGTGATCCGTTACCGCCAAAAACGACAAGACCCCGGTGAAGGGGCCTTGACGCGACCGGGGGATGGTCATACGCTCGGAAATGTACTGAAGCGTGGCGATAGGTTAGTCAGGGGGAATCTGACTTGTCAATGCCACGCATGGTTTGGGCTTACCCATGCGAGGAAATAATGAATTTTTATCCAAGGCATATCGGGGATTACTCCCGAGACGCTAATCATTTGTCGATCCTCGAGCACGGCGTTTACACCCTGCTGCTCGATCGATACTACGCAACCGAAAAACCGATCCCGGCGAACGAGACTTACCGCATCGTCAGAGCTGCGACCAGGCAGGAAAAGGCCGCGGTCGATTCCGTGCTGCGCGAGTTCTTCTTGCTGACTGATGACGGCTGGCAACACAAGCGAGTCGAGGAAGAGATCGCCAAGATGCTGGAAAAAAGCAAGAAGGCAGCCGACTCTGCCAAGCGTCGATGGGATGCGAGCGCAATGCGAACGCATAGCGATGGCAATGCGAAGGCAATGCTCTCCAATAACCAATATCCAATAACCAATAACCAAACTGAGTTTTTGCAACCCTTTTCCAATACCTCTAGGGGTGGCAGAAGGGGGCCGACGTCAGTATCGGAGATGTTGGGAAAGGGGGTAAGAGATGGGCGATGAGATGTCTCGATGGCCGGCATCGAAGCCGGAACCAGCCCCAGCGCCTGACCGCACAGCCTGGGCAACACGATCGGCAGCAGAGCATTGGCGTGAGGCGGCAGCGACTCCGCTCGGCAAACTGCGACTGCTCGATGCGCGCTATGCCAGACTCGACCCCGGCAATTTGGAATTCTTCAAGGGCGAGGTGGGCGAGGCGATCCGATCAGCCGACCCGAAGTTGGTGCTCGGTGATCCGCACCTTGTCGGGTTGGTGCGATCGCTATGGGGTGAACGCGGGTTGCAACGATTGAAGGACAGAGCAAAGTGACACTTTACACGCACGCTGGTGCGCTGCCTCGGCATCACTACATTTGGATCGAACCGAACGCGATCGGTGAGCATGACTGGTTGAGAGCGATATGGTTTGGCGTAACGAGTTACCCAGGTCGATCGTGGGGATGCCATTGCCTACTCGAGGGTGGCGCGGTCTACCGTAACGTACCGTTGCACAAGGTTGCATCGAAGCCGACCGATAAACCTTGGAGCCCTGCCGACGCACAGACTTGGGATGCGTATGGCTGGCAGTTCTCGACCATCGAATATCCCTACCTGATGTCGAACAATGTGCGGGTGAAGCTGCGAGACAAGCGTGAGCTGCGCGGTGAGTACCTATTCACGGTGGTGCCGGTCGCAGACGCATTCAGCGCGGCACCCGAGCAATCGAAAGAGTTTTATTTCTGTGCGCTGGATAACGGCCGCATCACAGCGCAACCGACCAACCATGTGTTAGTCGAGGATCGATCGTTCACGGAAGAGCTCGAGTGGCCGAAGTTCTTGAGGCGACAAACAGACTGGTTCAGCTCGGAGGACGCATGAAGAACATCGATAACGAAAGCCCAGCCGGCGCGTGGAAAGACGAACTCGCCGCAGCACCGTGGGCATACGGACAACGCGGGGACACGAGCGTGAGGAATGCTCTGGCGAAGATACGGCAGTCCGGTCTCTGGCATGAGGCGGCATTGCTTGAGCAGCGCATTGATTCGCTCGAGGCTGAGATTGAGAGGGCGGTCAAATGACCCGCGATGACACCATCCGGCTGGCGAAAGATGCGAAGTTGCCGATGGCGTGGATAAAAGAATCCGGTGTTATCACATGGTCTGAACTTGAACGATTCGCGACCCTCGTTGCCGCCGCCGAGCGGGAGGCGTGTGCGGAGGTGTGTCAGGAGGACGGCCTGTTGTGGGGGCAACGGTATGCCGACGCGATTCGGGCGAGGGGTGAGACATGAGCGCCAGCCAACGGAGGAAGGGAGCCGCGGGCGAACGCGAGTTAGCAGCCACGTTATCCGAAGAGCTCGGCTGGGTCGTGAGCCGCAACCTGGGACAGGCCAGAGACGGCGGCGATGACCTGACGATCGGCAAATTCAGGGTCGAGGTCAAGCGTAGAAAACGCATCTCGGTCTACGAGTTTGTCGAACAAGTTGAGGCCACTTGTGGGCCGAACGATGTTCCGATTGTTGCAATGCGCGGAGACGGAAAGAAATGGCTAGTATTGATGAGGCTGGAGGACGCCCTCCCGCTGATCCGAAACGAACTTCCACAACGGTAAAAAGGTTGCAGACCTGCAATGTCTGTGGCACTCGGTACTACACTTTTTGCAGACAGGAGAAATGGCATGAGCACATTGTTGACCTTAGAGCTCGACACCTTACTCGACAACTCTGTGAAGCCGTTGACGAAGGGCGAGCGGAAGCGACAGCTCCTGCACCGCATAAAGGTTATGCGCGCCGAACTCGTTTCAGTCGAGCGGGAGTTGGCTCGGGTCGATTTAGGGCTACCAGAGCCGTATAAGATCGGGAACGACGTACCCGATTGGTTACGGAGGAAGGATGAGGAAGGAATTCGACATCAAGATTGACGAGCTCGAGAACGTCGCGACCATTGCAGAATTGGTGGTGACGGTGCTTGCGTATGAGCGGGTCTTGCGTAAAATCGGAAATTGGGGCAGAGATCACGATCCAAGCATATGGGCGAGAGAGATACTGCAAGCGAACCAACGGCGACTGGATTCCTGAGTGACGTCGTCTGGTTTGCCTATGCCACCGTATCCCTCGGGATACTGCTCGGCGTGTTTCTGTCCGTGGCGATTTGGGTGGTGCGGCTTCTGACATGACTGACGGCATTCGACTTGCGCCCTGTCTCAACTGTGAGAACAAGGCTTGGATCGCTGACGACATGGGCGATTGGATTCGATGCTGGGAGTGCAACCCAGAGCCGCCCCCAAGGCCGAAGGCCGATGTGTTGACATTCGCTCGAGGGGCGAAGGTTAAACGCAGGGCTGCAGTTGACAACGACCTGCCACCGGCAGCGTGAGGATGTATGGCGAAGAGCACAGTTAACGCCGCGGGCAACTACACGAAGCCTGGAATGCGGAAGAAGTTGTTTGAGTCGATAAAGGGCAAAGCAACGCACGGAACTGGCGCTGGCGAGTGGTCTGCCCGAAAGGCGCAGCTCCTCGCCAAACTGTACAAAGAGCGCGGAGGCGGCTACAAGTGAAAGCCCCTCAGTTCTCGCTGAAGGTTTGGGGCGAGCAGAAATGGCGCACCAAGTCCGGCAAACCCTCGAGCCAGACCGGCGAGCGTTACTTGCCAGAGGCCGCGATTAAGGCTTTGAGCGCGCAGGAATACGCGGCGACGACGAGAGCGAAGCGGGAAGGCAAGGCGAAGGGCCAGCAGTTTGTGGCCCAGCCGAAGAAGATCGCAGAGAAGACGAGGCGCTATCGATGAAGGCCGCGGTACTTGGAGACAACGGAGACCTCGAGGAAGGTGGCGGCTATGATCCGTTTCGCAGAACGGGCGGTCGAAGCAGCCTCGGTAACGCCGTTGGGCGTATCGCAAGACCTGGCCCACGCGCTGCGGTGGGCATAGCGATCGCCGGCCTCGGCGGCCCAAGGCCCGTGACCCCGGTGTATGGCGGCGGGGGTGGCGGTGGCGGTGGCGGCGGCGGTCGTCCCAGCGAAATGAGGGAAGTGGCCGAGCAATGAAAACAGCGGCGTGGCAACGTAAAGAAGGACAGAACCCAAAGGGCGGCCTCAACGAGAAAGGGAGGGCCAGCTATGCTCGCGAAACAGGTGGAAAACTTAAAGCTCCGGTCAAGTCTGGCGATAATCCGCGCAGAGCAAGCTTTCTGGCGCGCATGGGGAATGCTCCTGGGCCGATGGTCGATGACAAAGGACGACCGACCCGACTCGCCCTCGCCCTCAAAGCGTGGGGCGCCAGCTCAAAAGAAGACGCCAAAGCGAAAGCCGCGGCGATAAGTAAACGCAACAAGGCAAAAGGAAACTAAGCCATGCCGTTTGCTGAAAAAATTAAATCTGCGGTTCGCTCTAAATCCGGTGAACGCCAGAAGGTAGAAGCGGAAATCAGGAAGACTCCCTGGTTCAAGGAGTTTGTCGCACAGTACGGCGAAGAGCCCAACCTGTCTGAGAGCGCAGACTACGATTACTTCACGGCATGGAAGATGGGCGTTCGACCGGAGCGCGATCCTCACGACGAAAACAAGTTCCATTGGGGCTCGTATGCTGAGAACGAGTTTGGGCGTAAAATTCCGTTGAAGAAGGCCGGACACAAGACAGCATGGAAAAGCCGATTGATGGAAGAGACCGGAATCAATCCTGACGAGATCGGGCTAAAGGATCAGAAGCAAGGCGAAGAATGGTTGAAGAGCTGGCGAGCCAAGGGAGCCGCCGGCAAACGAATGACGCCGCGTTAATCAACGAAACAAAGCAAAGGTTAAATAGCCATGCCACTCAAGAAAGGTTACAGCAAAGCCACGATCAGCAAGAACATCTCAACCGAGATGAAGGCCGGTCGACCCCAAAAGCAAGCCGTCGCCATTGCCATGAGCGTAGCCCGTAAGGCTGCGGGTAAGGGCGCGGCCGCTCGCAGACTGATGCCGAAGTAATGCCGGGAGGCAGACCTACAGACTACAGCCCAGAGCTGACGTCTCGCATCTGTGAGCGTCTGGCGACGGGAGAGTCGTTGCGGTCGATATGCCGCGATGACGATATGCCGTCAATGGCTAGCATCTTCCTGTGGTTGGGAAAGCATAAAGAGTTCTCTGAGCAATACGCACGCGCACGCGAAGAGCAAGGCGAGGCGCACGCTGATCGGATCGTCGAGATTGCGGATGACGACACGATCGACCCCAATCACAAGCGGATCATGGTCGATGCCCGCAAGTGGGTAGCGTCCAAACTCAAGCCCAAGCGGTACGGCGACAAGGCAGAGCTCGAGCACTCGGGCAATGTCGGCCTGACCATCAACGTCATGCGGATGACGGATGCCGGAAATAACGATACCGGCTAACGGCTGGCGACCGCGTCACTACCAGATGCCGGCGTGGGCTGCCCTCGAGGGTGGCGCTAAACGTCTGGCCCTGGCGTGGCACCGTCGATCGGGCAAGGACGAGCTCGCCCTGCATTGGGCCGCGGTTTCCGCGATGATGCGGCCAGGCTCTTACTGGCATATGCTCCCGCAAGCCAACCAGTCGCGCAAAGCCCTGTGGGACGCCGTGAACCCACACACCGGCAAGCGCCGCATCGATGACGCATTCCCGCTCGAGCTGAGAGAATCGACCCGCGAGCAGGATATGTTCATCCGTTTCAAGAACGGATCGACCTGGCAGGTGGTGGGCTCAGACAACTACGACAGCCTAGTCGGCTCACCTCCGACCGGGGTTGTCTTCTCCGAGTACGCGATGGCCGACCCGAATGCGTGGGCGTTCCTGCGACCGATCCTCGCTGAGAACAACGGCTGGGCGATCTTCATCTCGACGCCCCGCGGCCGCAATCACTTTGCCCGCCTCGTTGAGTACGCCAAGGATGACCCACAATGGTTCGGGCAGGTGCTGACGGTCGAGGACACTAAGGCCATCTCAAAAGACATCATCCAGCGCGAGCGCAAAGAGCTCCGCATGGAGCGCGGCGACAAGGAAGCCGAAGCCATCATCCGGCAGGAATACTACTGCGACTTCGATGCCGACATCCCTGGCGCGTACTTTGGCGATGCCATCTCTCGAGCAGAGCAGGAAGGCCGGGTCGCAAGCTTCCCGCACGTTGTCGGCCAGCCTGTCGGCACCGCGTGGGACATTGGCGTGGGCGACTCAACGGTCATCTGGTTTTACCAATTCGTCGGCCACAAGATCAGGATCATCAACGTGCTCGAGGGCAGCGGCGTCGGCCTCGAGTGGTATGCCAAGAAGCTGCTGGCGATCGATTATGTCTACGGCGATCACATCTGGCCTCACGACGGAGCGGTCAAGGAGTGGGGCAGCGGCAAGTCACGCATGGAGACCGCGGCTGGCTACGGTCTCAGGCCGCGCATCCTTGAGGCTGACTCGGTCGATGACGGCATCCAGGCCGTGCGCCAGATGTTGCCGGTGGTCGAGTGGAACTATTCGCCTGACCCATTCCCAGGCGAGACACGCGATGATGCTCGAGCTCGCATGGTTCGTGCGCTCGATGCGATCAGGCAGTACCGGCGCGAATACGACGATCGACTGCAGAAGTTCAAAGACAGGCCGCTGCACGACTGGACGTCACACTACGCTGACGCGCTACGGTATCTCGCTAAGGGTCGGCGTCCGTTCAGAGGCACGGCCGGCAGAGCAAGGTCGGGCGCGGCTATAGCAGACTACAATGTCTTAGGCTAGACTCGCGTCTAGGTGTATTCGCGCGAGGTGTGCGATGTCTGGATTATTCAAACCCAAGATGCCGAAGATCGAAGCTCCACCGCCGCCGCCGACTGTTGACGAGGCGAAGATGCGTGAGATCGAGTCGAAGCGACTAGCCCGTCGTCGAGGCCGAGCCGCCAACATCATGTCGACCGCTGAGTCACGCGGAGCAGGCGGCCTCGGAACGACTAGGCTGCTTGGTGGCGGCTGATGGCAACCAAGAAGATCACGCAGTTCAATTCGCTGGCGCAGACTGACCTGGCGTCGGCGACTGACGTTCTGCCGATCGTTGACGTCAGTCTGCCCGAGACCAAAAAGATTACTGCCAATGCGTTGGTTGGTGGCTCGGTGTCGGACATGGTTGCGACCTGGAACAACGTCGCAACGACCTTCAACGGCATCAAGCTCAATGTCACGGACACGGCATCTGCTGCCGCGTCGAAGTTGATCGACCTCCAGGTCGGGGGCGTCACCAAGTTCAACGTCACAAAGGCCGGCAATACCACTATCGCCGGTACGCTTGATGCAACTGGCGCAACGGTGCTCGGATCGACCTTATCGGTGACTAGCACCTCGACCATGACGGGCGCGGTTACGTTCAAGAACGCTGCAAAGTCTGACTCTGCGACGGCCGGCATTGGTTATGCGACAGGCGCTGGCGGCACGGTCACGCAGCTTACCTCGCGCACGACCGGCGTCACGCTCAACAAGATTTGCGGCGAAATCGTTTTGGTGGCCGGCACGATCACTGGACATGAGGCTGACGAGTTTGTGTTAACCAACTCAGCAATTACGGCCAACGATTTGGTTGTTGTGAACATCAAATCCGGCCTCGCTGCCGGCACGGCCAAGTATTACCGGGTCGGAGTGACAGCGGTTAACACCGGCCAATGCACGATTTCTGTCGGCAATATTGACAACGCAACTATTCCTGCATCCGGCACCGATACGCCGGTACTCTCATTTGCTGTGATCAAGGCCGTGGCGGCCTAACGGAGACTGAAGATATGGCTACGGCAATTACTCTCGCATCTAACGCCAGCGCGACTGGCTCATGGTTTGCATGGCCGGGTGGCGCAGGTGAATTTCGCGTCGAAGGCTCGTTCCCTGGAACCGTGAAGCTTGAGTGCAAAGGCCCAAACGGAACGGCGCAGGATGTCGGCCCCGACACCACGCTGACCGATTCTGGCGGCGGCATTTTCTACCTCGGTGCTGGTGAGATTCGCTGCAATATCGCGACGGCCACCGCCGTCTATGCGATGGCGCTGCGCGTACCTGACGCCGGTTTCTAATGCGTACCGGAGCACGAACCGAATCACGCGCTCGAGGGCGTACAGACCCTCGCACGTTCTCGCGAGGTGGCGATGGCAACCTCTTGCTCGAGGACGGATTCGACATTCTGTTGGAAGACGGTTCGTTCCTCCTGTGGGAGTAGTGAATGGCTGACTCACGCGCAAACGAAGTTCTGGAGGGCTACGACCGCTTAAAAGGCGCGCGTGGCACTTGGGAGCAGCATTGGCAGGAAGTAGCCGAGCGAGTCTGGCCGTCGATGGCCGAGATGACCGGCTGGCGTACACCAGGCGAGAAGCGATCCGAAAAGATATTCGACTCGACCGCCCAACGTGCGTTGCCGCGCTTTGCCGCTGCGATGGACTCGATGCTGACGCCGGTCACTCAAGTCTGGCACGGACTCCGCACCGGCATCCCAGAGCTCGATGATAACGTCGCCGTGCAGCGCTGGTGCGATTCGCTCCGCGACATCCTGTTCCGTCAGCGATACGCCCCAACCGCTAACTTTGCGAGCCAAGCATTCGAGTGCTACATGAGCCTCGGCGCATTCGGCACCTCGGCTATCTTCATCGACGAAATCCCCGGCGTCACGCTGCGCTACCGTGCGATACCGCTCTCAGAGATCGTGATCGACCTCGACCACACAGGCCGGGTCGATACGGTCTATCGCTGTTTCCAGTTAACCGCACGACAGGCGATGCAGGTGCCAGGCTGGGCTGACAAGCTCCCGCGTGGGATCAAGTCTGCGGCCGAGTCTCGCGGCAGCGATATGTTCGAGTTCGTGCATTGTGTGCGACCGAACGATGATTACCGGGCCGGTCGAGCTGGCCCCGAGGGCATGACGTATCAGTCTCGTTATGTCTCTCGCGAGGGCAATATGCTCCTCGCAGACGGTGGCTACCGAGTGATGCCGTATGCGGTTGGGCGCTACGTCACAGGCCCGCGTGAGATTTATGGGCGATCACCTGCGATGGAGGCTCTGGCCGACATCAAGTCCCTGCAGGAAATGGAAAAGACCATGCTCCGTATGGCGCACCGCATGGTTGATCCACCGCTCATCCTAACGGAAGAGGGCGCCCTTAATGCGTTCTCGGTGCGCCCTAACGCTTTGAACTACGGCTATCTGCGCGAGGACGGCACACCTCTAGTCCAGCCGCTGCAGACCGGAGGCAATCTGCCGATTGGCATTGAGATGTCCGATCAAAAGCGCAAGGCGGTGAACGATTCGTTCCTTGTCACGCTGTTCCAGATTCTGATCGAGAACCCGCGGGTGATGACCGCGACCGAAGTTCTGCAGCGCGCCCAGGAGAAGGGCGCTCTACTTGGCCCGACGATGGGGCGCCAGCAGTCTGAGTTCCTTGGCCCGATCATTGAACGCGAGCTCGATCTGCTCTCGGCGTCCGGCGCGTTGCCGGCCCCGCCCCCGCAGCTCATGGAATACGTCATGGGTGGCGGCGAGATTCTGCCGAAGTACACCGGCCCGCTCGCCAGATTGATGAAGGCCGAAGAGGCTGCCGGCATCCTGCGAACGATCGAGGCGATCCTGCCTGTCGCGCAGGCATCCGGCGATATGTCTGTCCTGCGCCGCATCAATGCGGATCAGGCGGTCAAGGTCATTGCCGAGGCCAACAACGTACCGGCCAAGGCGCTCCGCACCGACGAAGAGCTTGAGGCAATGGATGCCGCCCAGGCAGAGGCTACACAGATGCAGCAGCTCCTAGCCGCAGCGCCGATCGCGGGCCAAGCCGCTGAGAGATTCGCCAGGGCCGAGCAGATCGCCGCATCGTCCCCAAGACGCGAAGTGCTAGGAATTTAATCGATGGCGAACGATGCGGAAATTTTAGCGGTACGGCTAAACCTCCTACATGAGGATGTGGGCGAGATCAAGACCGCACTCGGCAAACTCTCCGACGCCATTACCAAGCTCGCGCTGGTGGAGCAGAGTCAGGCACAAACCGCAGACGCGATGGAGCGCGCATTCAAGGCGATCGAGCGTGTCGAGCGCAGACTAGAAAAGCTTGAGCAGTCGAGCTGGGAAAGCAGCGAATCTGCTAAGTGGATCGACCGCGGAATCGTCGCATTGATCACGATCGGCGCTGTGATTGCCGCTAAGTTTTTAGGCATTGGTTGATGGACATTTTTGAAATATTTACTCGAGCGTGGCCGGTAATACTTGCACTCATCACGCTCATCATCGTGCTGTCAAAGCTCGACCTACGAGTCGCGGTGCTTGAGGAAAAGATCAAGGCGTTGTTCGATTTGGTGAACAAGAAATAGGCAAAGCATGAGCGAAGATATTGAACTATTGCGCGAACAAGCTCGCGCTGAACTGCAAAGGCTGGAAGCCAATTCTTCAGCAAAGGATGTTGCAGGGAAGGCAATTGGCAAGCATGGACTCGCCTATATCACCATCATTGTTGTGATCGGCGTTCTGTCCAGCCTTGCGCTCGACAGCGACAAGATCGCCGCCGTCATGGGCTTGCTCGGCGCGTCATTGACCGCGCTGATCTCGATGCTAAACGGTATCGCAGGGGCAAACGAGAAAGAGGAGAAACCAGAGTTCGCCGTGATCAAGGAACTGATCGCCAAGCTAGACAAACTTGATCGCAAGGAGATGCCGATGCGCGTCGACGTAGAAGGCGATCACGTTACGGTAACAAAAGGCGATGACGTTGTGAGGGCCAGCAAATGATGACGATGATTAGCACCTTTCTGTCATTCCTCGCGGGCGGTCTGCCCAAAATCCTCGGGATGATGCAGGACAAGCAAGACAAGAAACACGAACTTGCTCTCGTTGCAGCGCAAAAGGAGCGCGAGTTGGCGCTGGCTGAGCGCGGGCTGATTGCACAAGCGCGGGTCGAGGAAATCAAACTGGAACAAATCCAGACCGAGACCGCTAGCGAAGAGCGGCAAGCCCTGTACCAGCACGACATCGAGATCGGCAAGGGTGCTAGTCAGTGGATGATTAACCTTCGCGCAAGCGTGCGTCCGGTCGTGACGTACATTTTTGTGCTGGAACTTGTCGCGCTCAACGTGGCTGGCGTTTGGTATGCCTACACGACCGGCATACCGTTTGCCATTGCGATGGAAAACGTGTTCAGCGACGATGAAATGGCAATCCTTGCCAGCATCATTGCCTTTCATTTTGGTGGACGCGCTTTCAGTCAAAAATGAAGGTATCGGACGCCGCCAAGGCGATGATTAAACACCATGAGGGCGTCCGCACGCGCCCTTATCGGTGTCCGGCTTTGCTGTGGAGTGTGGGTGTGGGCCATGTCATTGATCCAGCCCATATAGCGGTGAAATATGAGGAACGGCGCAACCTACAGATACCCGCAGGCTGGGATCGCACACTCACGATGGACGAGGTGGACGCTATCCTTGCTCAAGACCTTGGCAGGTTTGAGCGCGGCGTGGCCCGATATTGCCCTGTTGCTGTTAGTAATCAAGGGATCTTTGATAGCCTCGTATCTTTTTCCTTCAACGTGGGTCTTGGGAATTTGCAACGCTCTGGGTTGCGGATGAAAACCAATCGCGGCGAGTTTGAGGAAGCAGCGCAGGAGTTCCTGAAATGGACAAAGGCCGGAGGAAAGGTTCTACCGGGGCTCGTAAAAAGAAGGCGCGACGAAATGGCGATGTTCCTGTCGTCCAGGTCTACGAGGGCGCCTGGTATCGAATAAAGGGATACACGCATACCGAATGCTGCGACTGTGCGCTGGTTCACAAAGAGGAGATGCGTCTAGTTGACGGTCATTTAGAATGGCGGGCATTACGCGATGACAAACAAACTAATAAGCGCCGAAAGGAACTCGGCATCAAGATAACCAAAGGTGATCAATGCCAGCCCCAGCCTGTTCGGACGAAGAATTCATAGCCATTTGGAACCGGCTAAAAAGTCCATCCGCAGTCGCAAAAGCCATCGGCATATCGTCAAGAGCCGTGCTGAATCGGCGGCGTAGGCTCGAGAACGCGCACGGTATCGCGATGCCGTCCGAGTACAGGATACCCCCGCTTGGTGAGTTGAACAAAATCTCGCTTGTCAAAGACCAGCTCGCCATGACCCGTGCCAAGAAGTACGAAAAGGACATGGTCGAGACCGTGCTCGATGGCGTCGTACTCGTCGCGAGCGACTGTCACTACTGGCCCGGTATCGTCACGGTCGCGCATGAGGCGCTCTGCAAGTTAGCCAAGAAGCTTAGTCCGACCATGATTGTGCTGAACGGCGACATATTCGATGGCGCTCGGATCAGCCGTCACGCACGCATCATGTGGGAGCAGCAGCCGCAGGTGAAGGACGAGATCGCTGCCGTGCAGGATCGGTGCGCTGAAATTGAGCGAGCCGGTAACGGCGCGAGGATCATCCGCACGATCGGCAACCACGACGCACGATTCGAGAACTACCTGTCCAGCCGGGCCGGAGAGTTTGAGGAAATGACCGGCATGACCCTGCTCGATTACCTGCCGCGCTGGCGGGCGGGCTGGGCGCTGCATATCAATCCGAGTACGGAGGGCTGGATGACGGTGCGTCACAGGCCCGTGTCAGGAGGCGTGCATTCGGCCTATAACTCGACTCTGCGATCAGGCGTCCACTACGTCCACGGGCATCTGCACAAGTTGCAGGTAACGCCTTGGGCCGACTACCGGGGCCGTAGATACGGCGTTGATACAGGGACGCTCGCGGAGCCGAACGGTTCGCAGTTCAACTACACCGAGGCTGGCCCGCTCAACTGGGCATCAGGTTTCGCTGTGCTGACGTTCCGAGGCGGGCGACTGCTCGAGCCCGAGGTCTGCGTAGTGCAGCATGGTCAGGCATGGTTCAGAGGGGAGACCGTATGACCGTATGGCAAGCACCTGAGCTTTGCCGCTCTTGCGTCTGGCTCTGCCCTTGGAACGGGCAGGGCTATGGCTGCGCTCACGACTCGGTGCATGGACTTCTCGGCGGCGTTGTGCGCTGTGGTGGCGAGCGATTTAAGGGGTGGCAACCGTGGGCCATGCCGAACAATGAGGAAATCCCGTGAACGGAAGCATGATGATGCTGGCTCGGATCAAGCAGGTTCTACACCGTACCCGAGCGTACAAGCGCATTTTCTACGATCCCCAGAGCAACCAACTGTCGCAGGACGGACAGGCCGTGCTCGCCCACCTCAAGCGTTTCGCAAAGCTCGGCAAGCCGCCGGCAGCACCGGGCGCTCAGGTGGATATGTTCCAGGTTGGCCGAATGGTTGGTCGACAGGAGACTGTGCAGATGATTGTCGAGGCGCTGCACTTGGACGAACGAACCTTGACCAATTTGCAAGAGGACTTCAGAGATGAGTGACGATCAAGGGTCTGCAGAAGCAGGCAACCCGACTGCCCCGGCAGCGGCTCCTGCATGGTACGCGCCGGAAGGGCTCGATCAGAACACAAGCAGTCAGCTCGGCGAGCTAGTCAAGGCGAAGGGATGGAAAGGGCCGGCCGACGCGCTGCTCTCCTACCAGAACCTCGAGAAGGTCTTTGGCGCAGACAAGGCCGGCAGGACGATTCTTGCCCCCAAGTCTGACGATGACGTCGAAGGCTGGACTGCCGTCTATAACCGCTTGGGGCGCCCTGAAAGCCCAGACAAGTACGAGCTGCCTGTGCCGGAAGGGGACGACGGCTCGTTCGCCCAGGCGGCCGCTCCGGTGCTCCATGAGCTCGGGCTCACCGCCAAGCAGGCTCGCGGCCTAGCTGAGTGGTGGAACGAGGCATCATCCAAGCGCATCGAGATAGAGCAGGAGAGTTTCGCGAGTCGGTCAGAGGCCGAGTACAAAGAGCTGCAGCGTGAGTGGGGCGCAGCCGCAGCCCAGAACGAGGAGCTTGCCAAGCGCGCCGTGCTCAAGTTCAGCAAGGAGGCTGGCATCGACGAGTCGACCTTCGACGCGATGGAGCGTGCGATGGGTACGAATAAACTGATGAAGCTCTTTCACGCGATTGGCTCCCAGTTCGCCGAGGCTGACTTCGTGGCAAGCGATGCGCCAAGCGGCAACGCAATGACCCCGGCTCAGGCCAAGAACAAGATCGCTGGAATGTTCGCGGATCAGGAGTTTATGTCTCGCTACTTGAACACCGACGAGCGAGTGCGTCAGGGTGCGATTGAGGAGATGATGCGGCTCAACCGGATGGCTAACCCAGACACAGGCGAGGAATAGTTGCAAGCGTGACTGTGTATCAGTACCATCCGATATGAGTGTTTTCTTCATGTGACTAGTTGCCGGGAGGGTTTTCCTCCCGGCCTTTTCCTGAAGACCGGGCAAGTCGTAAGACCCCGCTGACAGCCGGAAAGACGGCCGCCCGGTCGGAGCGTATCTGGCAAGGATTCTGGCCCCGGTAACGGACAAGCCATCCGAGAACATCAACTAATTTTGTTTTTGGAGGGCTATCATGGCCGACAATATTGCAAGCGTTTATGCCGTCCAATACGGCACTAACATCTCGCTGCTTCTGCAGCAGAAAGGCTCCAAGCTGCGCTCTGCGGTGCAGACTGGTTCTTACAAGGGCAAACAATCGGAAGTCGTGACGCAGTACGGTGCCACCTCGGCGCGTGCCGTTTCGACCCGCTATCAGCCGATCGTCCCGGTCAACACCCCGAACAACCGTCGTTGGGTGTTTCCTGAGGACTTCGACTGGGCCGACCTGATCGACAACTTCGACAAGCTTCGTCTCCTCGCTGACCCGCAGTCTGCCTATTCGCAGAACGGTCTTTACGCGATGGGCCGCGCGATCGACGATGTCATCATTTCGGGCATCTTTGGCACGAACAAGACGGGCGAGGCCGGCGGCACGAGCACCAGCTTCGACACCTCCAACCAGCAGGTCGCTGTGAACTACGCCGCCTCGGGCAACGTGGGTCTCACGGTGGACAAGCTGCGTGAAGCGCGCCGAATCCTGATGGAGAATGAAGTCGATCTCGACGCCGAGCCGGTGTACTGCGCCATCTCGGCCGAGCAGCACGATGACCTTCTCGGTCAGATTCAGGTTACCAGCGAAGACTTCAGCCCCGGTATGCCGGTGCTGCAGGATGGCAAGGTGACCCGATTCCTCGGCATCAACTTCATCCACACCGAGCGTCTTCCGACCTCGTCGAACCACCGTCGTTGCCCCGTGTGGGTGCCGTCGGGCGTTCACCTGGGTATGTGGAACGACATCATGTCCAACGTCACGCAGCGTCGTGATCTTTCTTCGCATCCGTATCAGGTTTACCTGATGGGTACTTTCGGTGCCACGCGCACGGAAGAGAAGAAGGTCGTTGACATCCTCTGCGCGGAATAAGGGAGTAAACGAAAATGGCAGTTGTAGCAGTTAAATCAACCCTTATCACCAATG